GAAGATGTGCCAAGGTCTCGTGGACTTCGAGAGCATCCTCTGATGGCCTCCGCTGCTTCCTCCCTGCTCGATAATATCTCGCTGAAGGACATCCCGGCGATCCTGCCCGGCCTGTCGTTGGCGGATCAAGAGCTACTGCTGGCCGAACTGACCAAGCTGGAGGACCTGAAGCGGCAGCGGCTGGCTCAACAGCGGTTCATGAAGTTCGTCGAAGCGGTGTGGCCGACCTTCATCGGGGGTCGGCACCATGCGATCATGGCGGATGCCTTCGAACGGGTGGCGCAGGGCAAGCTCAAGCGGCTCATCATCAACATGCCGCCTCGTCATACCAAGAGCGAGTTCGCGTCATACCTGCTCCCGGCGTGGTTTTTGGGGCAATTTCCCCATAAAAAGGTCATCCAGTGTTCGCACACTGCTGAACTGGCGGTGGGTTTCGGGCGTAAAGTAAGAAACTTGGTCGATACTGACCAATATCACGAGATTTTCCCCGATTTGTCCCTTTCTGCCGACAGTAAGGCGGCTGGTCGGTGGAACACCTCCAAGGGTGGCGACTACTTCGCCATCGGGATCGGGGGTGCGGTGACCGGGAAGGGCGCTGACGTCCTCATCATCGACGACCCGCACTCGGAACAGGAAGCGGCACTGGCCGAAATCAACCCAGACATCTACGACAAGACGTACGAATGGTACACCTCGGGGCCGCGCCAGCGTCTCCAGCCGGGCGGTGCCATCGTCATCGTTATGACGCGCTGGTCTAAGCGGGACCTAACGGGGCAAGTCCTCAAGGCCGCTGCGCAACGTGGCGGTGACGAGTGGGAAGTGATCGAGTTCCCAGCGATCCTCCCGTCCGGGAACCCTCTGTGGCCGGAGTTCTGGTCCATCAAGGAGCTTGCCGCGCTCAAGGAAGAGCTTCCCAACAGCAAGTGGCAGGCACAGTACCAGCAGGCTCCGACCTCCGACACGGCAGCTATCGTCAAGCGCGAGTGGTGGAAGGAGTGGGAGAAGGAGACCCCGCCGCAGTGCGACTTCATCCTCCAGTCGTGGGATACGGCCTTCGAGACGACCCAGCGTGCGGACTATTCGGCGTGTACCACGTGGGGGGTTTTCTACCATCCCGACGACAACGGCATTGACCAAGCCAACATCATCCTCCTGAATGCCTTCCGAGACCGCATGGAGTTCCCGACGCTCAAGCGGACGGCCATCGAGGAGTACCGCGAGTGGGAGCCGGACAGCATCATCATCGAGAAGAAGGCTTCCGGTGCGCCTTTGATCTACGAGATGAGGGCGATGGGGATACCGGTGCAGGAGTTCACCCCGTCTCGCGGGAACGACAAGATCAGCCGTTTGAACGCTGTGAGCGACTTGTTTGCGTCTGGTCGGGTCTGGGCACCTGCTACTCACTGGGAGACGCAGAGGACGAACCGGTATATTTCAAGTCGCATCGACAACAGGGGTATTACTAATGGTCAAGGCGCTTTTTCCAATCGGCAAGACCCAGTGGCTCAAGTGGAGCGATGCCCAGCGCACCGCGTTCAACGAAGCTCGTGAGGCTGGGGTTCCTTACAACGACGCTATTCAGGCTGCGAACCAGACCGAGACGCCCAAGAAGAAGGGCATTCTCGATGTGATCGAGGATGCGGTCGAGACGGTGACTGATGTCGCTGCTGTGGTCACCCCGGTCGTCGCCGTCGCTAAGACGGTGGCCAAGGCCACCAAGGGCGGGAAGAAGAAGTAATGGACATCGACAAGGCTCTGAACCCGGCACCGCTGGGCCTCACCGGGGACCTGCTGGAGCAGGAGCCTGCGCTGGAGATCGAGATCGAGGACCCCGAGCGGGTCACGCTTGAGAGCGGGGACATGGAGATCATCCTTGAACCCGGCAACGAGCGCGAGGACGACGACTTCAACTCTAACCTCGTGGACGTCCTCGACGAAGGCCAGCTTACCGAACTGGTGGGCGACCTGATCGGGGAGTACGAGGACGACGTTAACAGCCGCAAGGACTGGGTTCAGACCTATGTCGATGGCCTTGAACTGCTCGGTATGAAGGTCGAAGACCGGACTGAACCGTGGCCCGGTGCATGCGGTGTGTACCATCCGATGCTGTCAGAAGCACTGGTGAAGTTCCAAGCCGAGACCATGATGGAGACCTTCCCGGCCCAAGGCCCGGTGAAGACCCAGATCATCGGTCGTGAGACGCCGGAGAAGCGCGATGCCGCTATCCGCGTCAAAGACGACATGAACTACCAGTTGACCGAGCGGATGGTCGAGTACCGGCCAGAGCATGAGCGCATGCTGTGGGGGCTTGGTCTGGCCGGGAACGCTTTCAAGAAGGTCTACTACGACCCGGCACTTGAACGTCAGGTTTCGATGTACGTCCCGGCAGAGGATGTCGTCGTCCCCTATGGCGCGTCCAGTTTGGAAGTCGCTGGGCGCGTCACCCATGTGATGCGTAAGACCACCAACGAGATGAAGAAGCTGCAGGCTTCGGGGTTCTACGCCGACGTTGAACTGGGCGAGCCGACCGACAGCTTCGATGAGATCGAGAAGGCCATCGCGGAAAAGATGGGCTTCCGGGCTGACGCCGACGACCGGTACAAGCTGCTTGAGATGCACGTTGATCTGGTGATCGACGACGACAAGTTCCGCGATGAGGATGACGCTGACATCGCGCTGCCCTATGTGGTGACCATCGAGAAGGCCACCCAGACCGTCTTGGCTATCCGGCGTAACTGGAACCCGGACGACGAGAAGAAGGCCAAGCGCAACCACTTCGTACACTACTCGTACGTCCCCGGTTTCGGCTTCTACGCCTTCGGCCTCATCCACCTGATCGGCGCTTTCGCCAAGTCGGGCACCAGCCTCATCCGTCAGTTGGTCGATGCGGGCACGCTGTCGAACCTGCCGGGCGGCTTCAAGACCAAGGGTCTTCGGGTCAAGGGCGACGACACCCCCATCGCTCCGGCTGAATGGCGTGACGTCGATGTGGCGTCGGGCACGATGCGCGACAACATCATGCCGCTCCCGTACAAGGAGCCGAGCCAAGTCCTGTACTCGCTGCTCAATACCATCGTCGAGGAAGGGCGTCGGTTCGCCTCGGCTGCGGATATGAAGATCAGCGATATGTCGGCGCAGGCCCCGGTGGGCACCACGCTGGCAATCCTTGAGCGCACGCTCAAGGTGATGTCGGCTGTGCAGGCCCGCGTCCACTACGCGATGCGGCAGGAGTTCAAGCTCCTGAAGGCCATCATCCGCGACTACACCCCGGACGAGTACACCTACGAGCCGGAAGAAGGCTCGCCCAAGGCCAAGAAGTCCGACTACGACAGCGTGGACGTCATCCCGGTGTCGGACCCCAACGCGGCAACCATGTCGCAGAAGATCGTGCAGTACCAAGCCGTGATGCAGTTGGCGCAGGGTGCGCCGCAGCTTTACGACCTACCGTACCTGCACCGCCAGATGCTCGAAGTGTTGGGCATCAAGAACGCCGCCAAGCTCGTCCCGATGAAGGACGACGACAGCATGAAGCCGCGTGATCCGGTGTCGGAGAACATGGACATCATCAACGGCAAGCCCGTGAAGGCGTTCATCTACCAAGACCACGAGGCCCACATCGCGGTGCACATGGCGGCGATCCAAGACCCGCAGTTGGCGGCGATGATCGGCCAGTCGCCCAACGCGCAGGCGATGCAGGCGGCTATGGCCGCTCACATCCAAGAGCATCTGGCCTTCGCCTATCGCAAGCAGATCGAGGAGCAGGCTGGCGTCCCGCTGCCACCGCCCAACACCGATATGGACGAGCAGACCGAGCTTGCCATCTCGCGTCTCGCTGCCGCCGCAGCCCAGCAGCTTCTTCAGAAGAAGAAAGCCGAGGCACAGGCCCAGCAGAACCAGCAGATGGCCCAAGACCCCATCGTGCAGATGCAGATGCAGGAACTCGAACTCAAGAAGCAGGAACTGCAGATCAAGGCGCAGAAGCTCGCCATCGACGCTGCCGCCAAGAACGACCAGATCGAGATCGAGCAGGCCCGCATCGCCGCTCAGAAGGAAATTGCTGGCCTCAACGCGGGCGTCAAAATTGCGACGGACAAGGCCAACCTGTCCGCCAAACAGCAAGAGGCTGGGCTTCGGCTCGGCGTCGAAATCGCCCGTGACCAACTTGACCGGGCGCAACCGGAGACCCCTGTTTCCCCAACCCAGCCACCTAAGGAAGAGTGATGGCCGATGATCTACTGAAATACCTATCGGGTAAACTCCAAGAAGAACTCAAGCTGATCGAGGGTGACCTCGCCTTGGGTACAGCCAAGGACCACGGCGAATATAAGTTCGCGTGTGGCCGATACCGTGGGCTTCTGATGGCGAACAACATCATCATAGAGACCGCGCAACGCATGGAAAGAGACGATGACTGACATCATTGGTGCGGCCAAACCCGCCCTCGTCGGACTGAACGGCAAAGTCCTCAAGTCCGAACCCGCAGAACCCGAAGTCCCCATTGAAGAGCGCGCCAAGATGCTCCCTGACCCGTCGGGCTACCGCATCCTATGCGGAGTACCAGACGTCGAGGAGAAGACCGAAGGCGGCGTCTACAAGGCCGACATGACCAAGCAGTTCGAAGAACTGACGACCCCGGTCCTTTTCGTCATCAAGATTGGCCCCGATGCCTACAAGGATGAGAAGCGGTTCCCGAGCGGTCCTTGGTGCAAAGAAGGCGACTTTATCCTCACGCGCCCCCATGCCGGGAGCCGGGTGAAGATACATGGACGCGAGTTCCGCATCATCAATGACGATAGTGTCGAAGCGGTGGTCGAAGACCCCCGTGGCATTTCCAGAGCGTAAGGGAGGTAGATATGGCTACGAAGCCGAATGACGACGACTTCGATTTCGAGATCGAAGGTGATGAAGTTGGCACCAAGCCCGAGATCGAGGTCGAGGACGATACCCCGGAGGAAGACCGGGGCCGTGAACCGATGCCCGCCGAATTGGTGGCCGAACTCGAAGCTGACGAACTCGAAGAGTATTCCGAGAAGGTCAAGGTTCGCCTCAAGCAGATGAAGAAGGTCTGGCACGACGAACGCCGTGAAAAAGAGCGGTTGATGCGTGAACAGAACGAGGCTTTGGCTGCTGCCCAGCGGTACCGTCAGGAGGCCGAACAGCTTCGGCGCACGCTGTCGCAGGGTGAGCAGGAGCTTGTCGGCACCTACAAGCAGAACGCCGAGATGGAACTGGCCGAAGCGCGCCGGGCCTATCGCGATGCCTACGAAGCGGGTGATACCGACAAGGTGCTTGAGGCGCAGGAGAAGCTGTCGGCAGCGCAATATAAGCTGCAGCAGGTTGCTGCGTATCGTCCTACTTTACAAGGTGCAACGACTGAGGTACAAACTCCTCAACAGCCTGTGGCTATTCCGCAGCCGGACGCCAAGACGCAAGCGTGGCAAGAGCGCAATACGTGGTGGGGAACGGACCCGGAGATGACGGCCTCGGCTCTCGGGCTTCATCAGAAGCTCGAACGCGAACGTGGCCCGCAGTTTGTGGGTACCGACGAATACTGGAGCGCCATCGACACAACGATGCGCCGTCGCTTCCCGGAATATTTCGGGGAAGAGAAAGCGTCCACCGGCAAGTCTTCTCGCGGAAGAGAGGCATCCGAGCATCGTTTTCTCGCATGAAGTTGTTGTCCACGCTCTCCATCTGGGCCTGATTTTTCTGCGAGAAGTAGTCCTTCCGCTGGATCATCATTTCCGTAGGGATT